AGGGGTTCGTGCGTGATGATCTCACGGACGCTCACGCCCGTCGCATAGCCGACCTTGACGCCGCTGATGCTGAAGCGCGCTCGGGCGCCTGTGAGGACTGTCGACATCGCTCAGATCTCCTTCATCACGCCGACGCGCTCAGCGTCGCGGTAACGAGGTGCATCGTGCTTCGCACGAAGTTCACGGGGGCCACCGGAGCCACTTCGACATCCAGATCGAGCACGTCGGCGGCGAGGCTCAGGGTGAGGTTCCGCCACTCCACCAGCGCACCTTCGTCCACCAGTTCCCCGAGGACACCGATCGCAGCGGCGAGGGCCGCATTGATCGTCCCGGCGAAGCCCGGCTTGCCGACGATGATGTCCATGCGGCGGCGAAGTTCCCGCACGGAGTAGTTGGTCGCCTCGTTCATCGACGCTTCCACGTAGGGAAGCGTGTCATCGATGAGGTAGGTGGTGACGTTGCGGAGCCAGCGGAAGCCGATCCCCGGGCGCTTCTCCAGCAGCACGATGCCGGACTGGATGGCCTCGTCGCCATCGTCCATCACGTTGAAGCTGCTGTCCTGCCGCACGTCGAGCACGTTCGCGTACTTCGCGGTCAGGCTCACGCCGATCGAGCTTCCGCTCTGCATCCCGGCCGCGAGGCACGCGACCATGAAGGGAGGGAACCACTCCTTCTCGCCGGAGGCGTTGAAGCGCTGCACCTCCTGATTGAGGAATCGGAGGTGGCGGCTGTTCAAGGCGATCACGTCGGTCTTGGAGTCCGCGAACGTTCGGCCCGCCACGCTGCCCACGATGCCGTCTCGCTCGCCCTGTCCGGCTCCGCCCATGTAGACGCAGTGGCTGAGGAGCGCGGCGTGCACGGAGGCGTCTCCGGTGAGCACGACCACCGTGTTGATCTCTTCGGAGCGGAGGAGGTCCAGCGCCGCCTGCCAGTGGCTGAACAGCGTGGTCCCTTCGATCCCTCCGATGAGGAAGACCGGGGCGGCGGTGTTCGCCGGGGGTGCCTTGCCCACCGATGCGCGCGCCGCGGTGATCTGCACGCTGGAGGCGTTGATGGCGTCGATCACCGCCTGGAGATCCGCGAGGAACACCTTCGCGCCACCGATCACCGTCGAGGCCGCGTTGAGGTCCATCTCCGCGATCAGGTCCAGCTTCGGGCTGGTGGTGACCACCGTGATCGTCCACCCGTCGCTTCCGTTGAAGAAGTCGGCCACCTTCTGCACGGTGTCGTGCGTGGCGATGGGGAGGGCGATGCTCGCGTTGAAGGTCAACGTCGATCCGGTCGGAACGTGACCCACCGCCAGGAAGGTCACGTCCTTCCACGAATCGGAGCCGGTCACCGTCGCCACGCCGTTGAGCGTGAACTTCTCAGCCTGCGGCGTGGCGCTGAGGTCTTCGCCCACGATCAGGAAGTCCACGTCGTCGCCACCCGCGTCGGAGACAACCGAAATCGCTCCGCCGCGGATGTTGTCGACCACCCGCACGCCGTCCACCTGGGTCGCGCTTCCGTCGAAGCTCGCGAGGTGGAGGCTGGTGTCGTTGGTGGCGCGCACAGTGACGGTGTTGCCCGCGGTCGCCCCGCTCAGGGAGCAGCCGAAGTACTTGCTCCACGTCGCCGTCCCGGGGGAGGCGGTCGTGCCGTTGAGCACGATGTTCTCGGTCTGCGCGGCCCCTGCACCGTCGAGCCCGTACACCGTGAGGGTCTGGGTGGTGTCCCCGACGTTGTTCGAGAGCACTTCGATCGTGCTTCCCGTGCCGACGAGGAAGCCGCGGACCGACACCGTCCGCGCAGCGGGCACGTACCCGGTCGCGATCACCGTGATCGAGTTCCACTTCGCGGTCGTGGGCGCGTCCACCGCGCCAGCGAGGGTCACCTCCTCCGCGGTGGTGACGTCGCTCTCGTTCGTGCCGAAGATGATCAGGTCGTCCGTGGTCGCTCCGTCTGCGAAGACGTTCACGATCTGCCCGGATCCGGTCCAGGCCAGCACGGTCACCCCGCTGGTGAGGACCGTGGTCGCCATCTGGTACAGATCGGGGAAGGCGCCGTTGTCTTCCTCGACCGTCACCGTTCCGAGGGCCGAAGCGTCCATGGTGCAGCCGTGGACCTCAGCCCAGGCGGTGGCTCCGGCTTCGGGCGTCGTGCCGTCGGTGCCGTTGAGCGCGATGACCTCGGTGACCGGAAGGCCCGTGCCGTTGTCGATGCCGTACACGGTGACCGACTGGCTGGTGTCCGCCGAGTTCGTGGAGTGGATCCGAACGTTCTGGCCCGCGGTGATGCTCGCCAGCTTGTCGCTGTCGAGTCCCGGGATGGTCGCGTCGATCGCTTCGGTGAGGAGGCCAGCCTGGGTCTCCGTCCACGCTGCGGTCATTCCCACCGCGGGGTCGAGGGCGAGGCTCATCGTCCCCGCACCGTTGGCCCCGGGGGTGTACAGCGCCGAGAAGACCGTGTCTCCGCCCACGTTGTCGATCGCCTCGACCACGTCCTCCAGGGTGATCGTGATCGCCTGCCCCTGAAGGGTGCCAGCGGCAAAGTCGACGCTGACCTGCGTGGTGTGGAGCCCGTAGTCGACCGAGGTGATGTCGAGGCTGTCGGCGGCGACGGCGTCCGGCAGGGTGAGGGTCGACTGCGTCGCCGGGTTCACCTTCACGAACTTGACGCTCTGCGCTCCGCCCGGGATGTCCGGGTCCTTCGAGGGGTCGAACAGCAGCCCGCCCGCTTCCAGCAGGTCGCCCGTCCGGAAGGTGTTCGCGACCTTCGAGGGGTTCGTGATGTGGTTGACCACCGCGGGCTCACCGCCCTCGGCTTCACCGACACAGCCGATGATGCCGGTCGCCCCGAGGCCGACACGCTGAAGGGCGGAAACATCCACCTCGACGTAGGAGCCGGGGATGTGCGTGAGCCGCCCGTTGAAGAAGATCCCGGTTGACATGTCGCTCTCCTACGCCCTGCGGTGTCCGTGGATCGGTCGGGCGGCGAACTCCGCGAGCAGGTCAGCCCACTCGGCTTCGGTGCGCCGCTCCGCGGGGCCTAGCCCCTTGTCGCGCGCACACCACGTGGTGAAGGCCTCGCCCCCCTTGGGGAAGAGCTTGGACGCCTCGGCGGCGGTCAGCGCCCCCACCGTGCGCTTCCGGTTCAGCACTTCGCGCCGGAGTCCGGTCGCCGTGACCCCCACCGACACGTCGGGGGGAGTGGCGAAGCTCGGAAGCGCGATGCCCGTGGAGATCCGAGGACCCGGGGGCTTCTTGCGCCGCTTGCGCTTCCGTCGGGGAGGGGCCGGTGCTTCGGTGGTCATGGCTACTCCGGGTCCACCGCGTAGGGCGTGACTGCCCCCGGCGGAGTGTCGATGTGCTGGATGTTCGTGGAGCGCGAGGAGAGCGGAGCGAAGGGCTCGATGGCTCCGTTCAGGGCCACCCAGAGGGCGTCGGTGTTGTCCCACCCGTCTTCGTACTCGACCATCACCGTCAGCCTTCTCACGTACACGTTTTCGGGACTATACCGAAGGTCCGGAGCAAGATCCGCCCCTCCGATCACTGGATCCTGAAGTCCCTGAGAGATCAGGTACCTCGCGCCCATGTTGAGGATCCGCCGTGCCACCCGATACAGCCAGACTGTCCAATCCGGATGCTCACTGTACACGAAGACAGTGAACGTTCCCTTGACTCTCCGCTTGAACTTGGAGCCGAGAAGCTCGGGGATCTGATCGAGAAACGCTTCGTCGCCCATGCCGACGTAGTCCTGAAGAATGTCGTCAGAGGTCAGCGTCACGGAGAAGCAGGGCAGGTTGATCCCGGTGCGCGGGTACCCCAGGACCAGGGTCGGCCGGTTCGACGCGAAGAGCGTCTTGGCCTTCGTCAGCTCTGCCGCGCCGATCCCCGTGAGGATAGGATCGAGAAGCGAGGTGTCCCCTTCGATGGCGTTGATGCCAGCGTTCAGCAGGCTGAGGATCACTCGCTCGGGAAGCATCAGCCTCCTCCCGGTCCCAGGCTCTTCAGAGCCCGCTCCAAAAAGGCCTTCGCCGTGGCGGGGATCTCTGCCTCGGCGTCTCGGAAGAGATGTCTACCTTCGATCCCGGGGTGCATCCAGGCAGATGCGTCGTTGCGTGCCGACACCGTGCGGAAGGTCATCCGCTCGTTTCCCGCCTGCTTCTGCATCCCCTCGAAAATGTCCGTCCGGTGGTGGGCCTTCAGCTTGCCCGCCAGTCCCCCAGCCACCCGGCCGGATCCCTCACCCCCTGCCTTGCGCTTCGCTGCCTTGGTGGACGCCGACCAGATCTTCTTGCCCAGAGCGCTCGCAGCCTCGTCCGTGAGGGGGCCTCCCTTCGAAGCCCCGTAGGCCGCTCCCACCCGCTGGAAGGAGGTTCCCCTGGAGGTAGGGCTTCCATGTCGGAAGGGCACGATCGCGTAGGGCCCGTTCTTCCCCTCGCGAACAGTCCTCCCCTTCAAAAGCTGCTGCTTGAGGTCCCAGGGATCCGCCCCCTCCTCGACCGCGTTGGCGAGCCAGCCTTCGAGCGCGATGATCGCCCCGCCGTCGATGTACTCGACAGGAAGCAGCCCTTCGACGTACGCGGCCGAAGATGTGAGCAGGCGCTCCTGCGCGAGGCGTACGAGCGTTCCACGGAGGGCCTCTGCCACGTCCGCGACGAGGTCGTCCATCAGGTGCGGAAGGCCGACGAGCGGAGGCGGCGTCGTCCAGCTGAGATCGATGACCCTCGCCATCACTCAGCCAGATAGTCGAGGCGCACCTTGAAGGTCGTCGGGAGGCTCTGAAGCACCTCCTTCGACTTCAACCCGGAGGCCGGACCGTGCAGGTTCTGGATGCCGTAGGTGGCGTTCGTGACCACCCAGATCGGATGGCACGTGTAGTGGATCGAGTACCTCGCACCCGTGGCGGGTCCCTGCCCGGGTAGCCACTCCAGAGTCGCCTTCTCGGTGGTGGTGCCCTCCTTGAGGAGGAAGTCGGTCCCCGGGTACCAGATCGTCGTCTGGTCTCCCACGAAGTTGATGCAGAGCGGTTCGTACCGAAGGACGGTCTTGCGCTGATCCGTGGTGCGTCCCCCGTGGCCGACGAGGACCGTGTTGCCCGCAGCACGCTCCAGCACCTCGCTGTAGGGCATCTCCAACTCGATCCCGACCCAGCGGTCGGCGTACCCCACGTCAATCGCCCCAGGCGCCGTGAGGAGTGCGTCGCCGTGGATGAACTCCCCCGCCTCATGGAAGATGTTGGGCTCCAGCTTGGCGTCCGCGAAGACTGCCTTCACCTTCATCCAGTCGACGGAGGTATCGGCCTCCGCGTAGAGCCTGGGGTGGACGTACCGGAAGCCGTTGAAGCCACACGTGCCGCACGTGGGATCCGGCTGCCCGGTCTCACCGTTCAGCTGGCAACTGCAGAGAAGGGCTCGCGACCACCGGAAGTCGGTTGCCAGCCCCTGGATCATCTTGTCGAAGAGTTCGGGCTGGAACTTCCCCAGGGGGCGGAGCTTCTTGATCTCCGGTGGGGCTCCGCTCGACATCAGGCCACCACCATCCTCGTCCCCTTGCCGTAGTAGCGGCGCAGGTTCGGAAGCATCTCCTTGAGTTCCTTCTGGTACTCGATGATCCGGGCGCCGTAGCCGCTGTTCGTGGCCGAAGAGGTCGTTCCGATGTTCTGCGAGAGTCCCGGTACCGAGACGCTCACGTTCGCGATGCCCGCTCCAGCGATCAGGTCACCCGCGATGTTCAGCACGCCGATCGAAGCCATCATGCCGACCGCGTGGACGATGTCCTTCGGGATGCTCCCGGGCGCGAAGCCCGCCTTGTAGACCATCGTCCAGATCCCAGGCACCCGCCCGGTCGCCCCATCCCACATCGGCATCAGTGCCCCCGGGATCAGGAGGACGTCCGCGATCCCGCCCTGGCCGGGGACCACCTGAATCACCCCGGAGGTCCCTTCGTCCTCCAGCACGATCCACTGAGGATTGATGGTCACCGAGTCGGTCTGCGACGGGTACTGGAACTTCAGCGACTCCACCTCGGCCACCGGGTACTTCTTCAGTTGGAAGTAGCCCCACCGGCCGTAGTCCTTGCCCCAATGGTCGTGAGTTTCGGTGATCCGCTTCTGAACCACGGGGATGTCGAGTTCGTGCTCCAGCCAGGAGATCGCCGCGTCTACGTAGTGCTGAAGCATGCGCTCGGGGAAGGGGTTCCCGTCGTCGTCGGTCAGGTCCACCCCGAACAGGTACAGCTCCTGAAGCTGGCCGGTGGTGAGGATGTGCTGCGACTCGTTCGAAGCCGGGCTCAGGGGAAAGCCTCCCTGGCTCTCATCCCCGTTCGAGTGCTTGTACTTGCCTCGGTAGTGGTACGTGGCGAGGGAAGCTG